CCAGCAGCATCGCGCAGCTGCTGCTGAAACACATCCGGAGGGCATGCTCAGTCGCCGAGTCGCGCTGGCTGAAGTAGCGGCACTGCAGCGGGTTGGTCAGCGCCCGTGGCTCAGCCTGCTTGCCGGCAGCCTTCCATGTCTCATACCAGGCCGCGTCATCCTTCTTCAGGCTGGCCGGCACCGCCTCCCACAGCTGCTGCGCCGCGGCGCGTTGATGGGGCAGACCCTTCCAGTGCTCGAAGAACGGCGTGATGTCGTTGATCACTGCCGGACCTCAGCCGGTGGATGGCCGAAGTGCACTTGTGTGCCCATGGCCTGCCACACCAACGGGAAGATCACGCCCACTGACACAGCGATGATCATGCCCTGGGCAATGCGCTTCTCAGCCTCGCCCAGCCGTCGAAACGCCTCGGCAATGTCAGTGTGCTTCTGCCCCAGGTTGCTGTGCATCGCATCGAGCTTGCCCTCGATGGTGCCGATGGCACGCAGGATGTCTCCATGCGTGACCTCGTGATCGCCTGGCATGGTCAATTCTGCAACGTGATCGTGCTTGCCGCCACTGAGAACGTGCCGCCGGTGGTGCTCACGTCACCGCCGAAATCGTTGTAGGCGACGATCTCATCGGCGCTGCTGGCGCCACCCCGGCTCTTGTAGTAGACGCAACCCCGGGCGGTGATGGTGCTGCTAGACCAGCTGACAGATCCAAGAGTGATCGTCACCTTGTCGTTGGCCGTGTCCTTGGTGACGGTGACCGCGCAGGTGGTGCCGCCGGCGGTGTAGCCGGTGCCAGTCACCTCGTTGGTCACGTCGTCGCGCTTGTCATGCGTGTCCTTGTTGGGGCTGTAAGTGCTGGTGACCAGCATGGCCTTGAACGTGTCTGAGTCGAAGTCGATCAGACCACGCGCCATGTCGTCCACGGCGGAGTTGTAGACGAGCGAAGCCATACGGTGAACCAGTCGTCAACCGATCCTAGACCGCGCTGGCAGAGCCGGCTGCGATGGATGCGGTGACAATCCGGGCCATGGCCGTGGCCGCTGCGCTGGCCTGTCCGGCCGTGATGGATGCGTTAATGGTGCGCTCCAGCGGCGGCGCTCCACCAGCACCAGGCGCCATGGTGGCGGTGATGATGAGATCAACGCCAGGCGCCTTGTGATCGGGCCCCTCGGCCGAGCCTGGTGCGAAGGAGACAACGATCCCGATGACCATGGCCGGGCCGCCAGCATTGGCCTTGCCGACCACGATCGCAACGGCGATGGCCATGGCAGCACCCAGGACAAAGGTGCCCTCGACGGTCTCCAGTTCCAGCGTGATGTTGACCAGACCACCGGTCAGCTGCTGTTCCTGCGGCGGTGAACTGTAGCGCCATCGTTTGGTGGCGCTGACGATGTTCGCGTCGCCGTGATTCAGCATCACCTCATCGCTTAGCAAGAATGGCTCGATGCCGCCGAACTGCTCACGCCAGTGATCACGAATCAGCTTCGCCTCGGCTGCGGTCAGGAAGGTGTAACCCAGCTTGAGCACATAGCCAATCGAAACAGCACTTTGCAGGAATCGCACCGGCTCGGCGGCGAATACCTGCTGCGTCACCATCGGATAGCGCCCCATGCTGTATGAGCGTGTGGCAGGTTCCAGCGCTGGAAAGGTGGCCATGATCAGGACGCGGTTGTGATCGAGACGGTGACAGGCTCCAGCTGGGCGCCGGCTGCACCGCCTGGCACAGAGATCAGCTTGACGGTAGCCGTTGCGGTCGGACCGCAATGGTCCTCAAACTCGGGCGGCTGCGCATAGCGCCAGAGACCAGAGGGATCAACGTCCAATGGGGTGAACCCTGAGAACGTCTGAGCTGGCAGGTAGAACGGCACGAACTCGCCGAACTGCCCGCGGTAGTGATCCTCGATCGCCTGCCGATCAGCAGGGCTTAGGCGGATGAATGTCAGATCAAGCTGACCGCTCAGGGTGATGGATGAATGCCGCACCCGGCTCTGCTGGCCGGACATGGATGTGTAGGCGGTGAAGGGATGACTGCCTGGCGTGAAGGTTCTGGTGCTGGGGGCGAGGGCGGGGAACAGGGCCATGGCTACAAGGGGGTTACGACGAAATTGCTGATTATGAATCTGCCTCTTTGTAGATCAGAATCCACTGAATCAATCTGAAATGCAAACTTAGTGGAAACAGTGGCTGTAACAGTATGCGTTCCACTTTGATTGAATGGCCCCGCGGTATTATTAAAACCGTTAGGAAAAACTAATGTTTCTTGCGAGAAGGTCGCATCATCAAAAGGATAATTTATGAACGGAAAATCATCTTCCCATTGCATGTCATAAGATTGTGGAATAAAAGACCAATTGAACGAAATTGTGCAGGGATAAGAAATTGGAATTGATAGAATAAATGTGCGCCAGTAAGGGCCGAGAAATGGGTGGCCCGGCACCCCGACCCTAGGAGCGTATAGCGTCGCTTCGGTCGGTACGCCATTGGTGTATCCGTAGACAACATATCCTCCATACAATCCTGGGTTGTAAAAACCTGGCTCTCGCCATTCGTTATCATAGAAGATTATTTTATGTTCTATCCAATTTTCCGGAGCAAAAGGACCTTGAAATCCTGAAACCTGTTGCGGTGGTGGTTGCGGTTCAGTCTCTGCCTCAGGCGCTGGCTCAGGTTTTTCTTCTGGCGGTTCCTCCGGTGGCGGGTCTTTCGGCTCGTTGAGAATTACGTTTGGCGGCACCTCTTCATCAATGTCAGGTGGGACCTGCGACCATTCCTCCCAGATGCCTCCGCCGTATATGTAGCTGACTGGAGCAACGTATGTTCCAGACTGATACGTCTCCGCTGGTACGCTCGTATCGCTTGCTCTAGAAGGACTTGCGTCGCAGCTCACTCCCGTGCGATTACTGGTCAGCATAATGCCAGTCCCAAACGTTTCAGCCACTGCTAACGCAATAGGGCTCACGCCTGAACTGTTGATCGGAAAATGAACCAGATCCATGCTGACATCACCGGCTGCTGTCTTGGTGATGCGCTCGATTTGGTAAAGGTAATCCCACAACCCCGATGCTGCAATGTCGCTAGAGCGGTACAGCTTTAGTCGCACGATGTCGCCTGCCTGCAGGGTCTGCGGGAAGTCGATCGTCCGGCATGACACGCTGGCTGTGTGCGTTGTGTATTTCCGTCGCGCACGAATGTATGCGGCGATCTTTACTGCATGGTTTTCGCGTGTGCAGAATTGCGAAAGGTCATGCTGTTCGTACGGCCCTTCCTCTGCCTCTCCAGCCAGGCGCACTTCACTGGAGCGGATGATGCCATGATCATCATCAAGCTGTTGCCGCCAGATTGCACGCACGGCGAATGGCTTGCGATCGGCTGGCGGCACATAGCTGATCTGCAACTGATCCGGCAAAATATGATCTTCTGTAAACGTATAGGCCCACTCGATTGGTGTTGTCTTGATTGTGCCATCGCTGTTGACTGGCAGCACCGGCCGTAAGCCGCGACGACCCGCAACGCGGGTTTCGGTCAGCAAGAAATATGGCGCCATGTCGGCCACCATGTCGCCAAGGTTCTGACTCTTGGTGATATTGATGTCGCAGTTAAAACCATTGACATGCAGGAATTGCGCTGCGCTTGCCAGGCTGCTGTAATCAATCTGATCGGCGCTCAGCTTGGCGCAATTACTCAGAGACCAGTTGTATAGATCGGCGAAGTTGTTGCTGGATCCTGTTACGTTATCCAACAGCCGCGTTACTTCCATTCCGTTTCGGATGAAGCAATGCACTTGTCGATCCCATTGATCAAATCCATCCGGGATCGTAACAGTAAACGACAGCGTTGACATGCCGGTATATACACCAATCGTCCCGCAATAGTACGGGCATTCCGGTGTTGTGTAGCCAGCGTGCGCCGTGATGTAGTTGCCGGGCTCCCACGTGCCAGCTCGACGGTCATACGTCTGGCTGTGGGATCCAACCCGGCAGGATCGCTGGAAGACATCACGCACTTGGATCGAACCGATGCGCCCCTCGCTCAGCACCAGGTGGTAGGACGCCGTGACGGCATTGCTGGCATCGTTGCTGAACCGTGCCTCAGTGGCGGCTGGAGAGATCAGGACACCACCCGTGCCTGCTGTCTCATCACGGCGACAGAACACGATCGGCACCGGTTCGCCGATGGCCGCTGCACGCTGCTTGCTGTCGAGCTGTGTGTCGCCCTGCGCTGCACCCTCGGCCAGTGGCGCCCGGACCATGCCTGACTCCATGGCCAGGGTCGCCAGTGGATCGCTAGAGATCAGCCCGCTCATAGTCTGCAGCCTTTGCCGATCAGGTTACTGGTCAGCGTCCGAGGTGGGATTTGCGCACCCACTGGTGACAGGGTAGAGCCAAGGTCGATTCGTATCGCGCCGAGTGTTGCCACTGCGCGAACGATCTCGCCGGTGAAGGTCTCCACCAAAATCTGCTGCTGCTCGCGCCCTGGCGTGAACTGGTAGATGGTCAGCTCCCACCGATGCGACTGGGTGATCGCCAGCTCGATCGCATCCACCACCGCTGGCACCGCTGGCAGCGTAATGGTCACGCCAGATTCGTCACCTGTCTGGCCGGCTGTGATGCCAGACGCATCGAACGGCAGGTAGGACCACAGCGCTCCAGCGTGCTGCTGCGTGGTGTGGGCGTAGTACGACTGCCAGCGGTGGAGGGTTGCACCGGCGCTGGTGTAGACCCTGAGGAACTGGCTCTGAGAGACGACCGTCATCGGATGCCCAAGGCAGCGCGGCCGGCAGGGGTGCGAATGCGCTGCAGGGTGGCGGCCTCGGTGGCACGCATCGCCTGCTGCAGGTCAGCCATCGTGACCCAGTTCTGACCCTGCTGCTGCAGCACCGGGCCGGTGGTCACGTTGATGGTGCTGGGGCCAACCACCGACGCGCCGCGGGCGCCGCCGAGGTAGGCCGCGGCAGCGCCTGCCATCTTCGACTCAGGGATGATGTACTCGCGCTCGCCACCTTCGCCAACCATGGCCAGAGTGGGGCGATCAACGACGCCGCCCTCGGCGAATCGAGGAACAGGCACCTGAGGAATAAACGAAATATCAGGGCCAGGCAGTTTATTGAAGCCGGCGATCAATACATTGATGGCACGAACTGCTGAATTGATCTGGCCAAAGAAGGCTCCAAAGAAACTATTGACAATCCCTCGCAATCCATTGATGATGCCACCCCATATTCCGGTAATAAAGTTGCCAGCATTTTGCCATGCCTGTGTGAAGAACCCAGCAGCTGCATCCCATATGCCTCGGATGCTCTTGACGTAGGCTTCCCAGCCTTTCATAAACACATTGCCAAACCAGGACAGAAAATCTGTAATTGGCTTGACGATGTAGTTGGCCCACAGATCAACCCAGAACTTAACATAGACATTCATATACCAATCAGCGATCTTTTGAAAGCCTCCCACCAGGTTCTCCCATACCCAGGTCAGGAAGTTCATGATCGGCTCACGGAAGGCGATGAACAACGCCACGATCGCGGCCACCAGCAGCACGGTCAGACCGACAGGGCCAGTCACCACCGCCAGCAGGCCAGGGATCAGCGTGCCGGTGACGAAGGTCAGGATGCCGCCGAGGGCCGCCACGATCCCACTGGTGGCGCCGATGATCGCAGGCAACCAGCCGGCGATCGTGGCAGCAATGCCGGTGCCGGCGAATGCAGCACCCAGGCCGGCGACGGCTGTGCCGATCGTGCCCAGCGCACCAACGACCGTGCCAATGACCGTAGCGATGGCGCCGAAGCTGATGGCGAACAGCGACACCGCAACGATCGCGTTGCGGATACCTGGATCCAGCTTGTTGAACCAGTCGACAACAGCCGTGATGCCATCAGCCATCTTGTCCAGCACAGGCAGCAGGACGATTGCGATGTCAGCGCCGAGAGAACCAACCTTGCCGCCGAGCATGGTCAGCTTGTCGGAGTATTGATCAGCTTTCTCTGCGAAGGCGGTTGTCATCTTCACCTTCATCTTGTCGATCGCTTCGCCGCCAAGATTCAGCATTGGCACCAGTTCAGCGCCAGACTTGCCGAACAACTGCATCGCAAGAGCAGTTTTCTGCGCACCATCAGGCATGCCCTTGAACTTCGTCGCGATGTCGAGCATGACGGCATCAGCGCTGCGCAGCTTGCCGGTTGCATCAGTTGCGCTGACACCAAGGGTTTTCAATGCGTTTGCTGTTGGGCCGGTCCCAGTCTGCGTTGCTTCAAACATTCCCTTGGAAAGTTTGGTGATCGCCTTGGCCACCGTCTCAACATCTGTGCCGGATGTTGATGCTGCTTTCTTGAATCGCGCCAATGCCTCAACGCTCACGCCTGTCTTCTGTGACAGGTTGAACATTTCATTGCCAGCATCGAGCGTCTTCTTGGTCATGGCCACCAGGCCGCCGACGCTGAGCAGCGGTGCCAGCATGCTGAATGATCCGGCCAGGCCGCCCATGCCAGCGGCAGCCGTCAGACCCTTGAGCCCCACGCTGGCTTCAGTGGCCTTCTGCTTGATGCCACCGATCGCCCGACCCAGTGCGTTGACCTGGCCCTCGCCGGTGACATCAGCCTTGACCTGCAGCAGCGCTTGCATCACCGCCATTTCACTTCCTCCGTTTCGCCTTGGCGATCGCGTGGGCTTCCATCACTTGCACATCATCAAGCACCTGCTCGGTCACTGTCACCCCGAGCAGACTGGCCAGCTGCAGCATCACCCCATAATCCAACCCGACCACACCGTCGATGCTGGTGCGCCATTGAGTCAGACATCGCATGAACAGATGCACTGCCGGCCAAAGATCATGCCACAGCGTGAAGTGCGCGGGCGCCAGATGATGCGATTCCAGGATCACCCCATAAGCAGCGGCATCGCTCTGCAGCTGCGCCGTGTCACCCTTGCCAGCACGCATGAGGTGATCCACGGCGCCCGTCAGTTTTTTGCTCGCGCCTTCTCGTGCGCCTCGAAGAACGTGGCCACCAGCACGTCGGCCACGGTGGCCACCTTCAGCAGCTGCTCCTTTGTGGCGGGCGTGCATTCCACATCGGTGCCGTCAGGGTTGGTGATGCCCTTCCAGCCGGCCAGGATCTCAGATGCGATCTCGCGGGTGGGCAGCGCGTCGATCAGCTCATCGCGTTGCACCTCGGTCTTGATGCGGTGGTAGGCCAGCTGCACCTCCTCCATCCGATCCTGCGGCAGGCGGTTGAACACCGCCTCGAACTGATGGGTGCGGTAGCGGCCACCGTCCACCAGCTCCCGGATCACGATCGGCCAGGAGAAGGTGGGCGATTGTTCGAGGATGAAGGCCATCAGGTCAGAGCGAGGGAGAAGTCGTTGTTACCGCTGCCGCTGGGCAGCAGACGGAACGGCAGGGTGATCATCGTCACGCTGTCACCATCCTCAATGGTCGGCGCATCGAATGCACAGGTGCTGGCGTTGAAGGTGATGATGTTGCCTGCGGTGGCGCCATGCACCCAGCTGATCGCGCCGGTGGTCTGGTTGCTGGCCAGCGTGAGGAAATCCTTCGTGGCGAAGGCAGGCAGCTCGATCGTGATCGAACCGGTGGCCTTGCGATCGGTGACCAGCACCTGTTTGGTGCAGCCGGCCAGCTGGCGGAACACAGTCTCGACGCCTAGGGACAGGGTGAAGGACTGCAGGCAGGCGCTGAAGCCATGCACGCTGACGCTGGCGGTGTTGTCGGCATTGACCACCACGGGCGCAGCTTGGGCGGAGTAGGTCTCCGACGGACGGCTCAGGGCGCCGGGGGCGGCATACAGCCCCATGTGCTCAAACGCGATCGTCGGGATCTCACCCACGGTGAGGCTGATCTCTGCAGTGCCACGGATGCCGGTGATCGCCTGACGGCTGCCGTTGTCGGCGTAGAAGTCGCAGGTGTAGGAGCTGTGGCTGGAGGATGCCGGGGCGTAGGTGACGCTGGTACTGGCGACGACCGTCTCGCTGCAGGCCGAGGCCATCATCAGCGGCGCCCAGCGGGGGGCGGTGCCAGCCGTGCCGGAGCCGGCCAGTTCAACCGTGGCCTTGAGCGGCACCGATCGCTGAGCAACCACGCTGGCGCGGTTGCCCATGTATGCCTGAATGGTTTCGCGCTCAACCAGCTCAAGCGCCAGGGGCTCGATGTCGAGCTCGGTGAACAGCAGAGCATCGGTGGCAGCGGGGCTGCTGCTGGTGCCATAGGTGGCCTCGGTCTTGACGAGGGCCAGGCGATTGCGCCACAGGGCCATGGGTCAGTCCTCAGATTCGGGGGCGGTGTCTGCAGCGGCGGCGGCGGGCGCCGTCTGCTGCACGCACAGCCAGGAGCCGCCGGAGAGGATGTAGCTGCCACCTTCGGCGGGCGGTGGCGGCAGAGGTGCATCCTCAGCCTGCGGCTTGATCTGGGTGCGAGCCATTGACGCAGACATGATCTGTGACCAGCCTAGCTTGGCCTGTGCTATGCAGATTCCAGGTTGTTGGCCAGGGTGCGGTAGCGCACCTGATAGGTGCAGACCAGCCAGAGGGAGGTGAGATCGGCCTTGTCGCGCTGTGGATCGGTGCCGAGCGGGATGATGTCCAGCGCCAGTCCGCCGAGGGTGCGGTCAGCCATGAGCAGGCTGTGAGCTGAGACGCGGATCGGATCGGCCAGCTGATCAGGGATGCTGCCACGGGTGTGGATGGCGATGAGCACCGGCAACGTCCAGTCGAGTTTGCAGGTGCTCATCTCGCGAGCGGTTTCACCACCGGGCTCGATCACCATGGCGGGCGCTTCATCACGAGAGAAGGCCTCCACCCTGGAGCGGTAGACGGTGCCGATGCCGGCGGTGGCCGCCAGGGTGGTTGCGATGTGAGCAAGGATCTGCTCGCTGCGGGAGGCCATGATCAGGTGAT